AACCCAAGCGTCATGAGATGTGCCTGTGGTTTTGTTTTTCCGTCTATGTGGTGGACCTCTGCTGGTGAGTAGCAGTCATAGAAAAGATGGCACACTATACATCCAAAGTTAGATATAGAATCCATCCAATCCCGCTCTTCTTTATTTGGCGATCTGCCCTGCATACTTCTTCAATAACATTTTGTTGTTAGCCTTTATGTAGTCCTCAAAACTAACTTCTTTTTCGTTATGTCTTCTTCTTTCTGATCTGCATTCCTCATGCATCATTCTACAAAAGCTTTTAAAATTATCATGCCCCATATCTATTCCTCTCTACTCTTAAGTTTGCCATTTTAGTTCTCCACTCTTCAAACTGCATGTCTACTGCCAGTTTCTCTGTTTGTAATGCGTCAAGTGATGCCTTAGCCACCGCAACTTTCATTGATGCCTGTGCATATTCGTCAGTTGCTTCTGCTTTAGATTTCTGTGAGTTATAACTTCTCTCACCATCTTCCTTGGCAATACATAGCTCTCTCCAGAATACTCTCTTAAGACCAACGTCCGCCTTCAATACGTTTACTCTAGCCTCTGATATTTTTGGTATTATATCTCTTAGCTGTTGATGAAAATTTTCAGATGATTCCATATTCTTCTCTTCTCCCGAATGCAACGTCTTCTGGGTCTACAAATTTAGACATAGCCCCATCAAAACTTAATTCAAATGTTCCTGTTTCTCCCATTCTATTTTTCTTGATTATTATTTCAGAGTTCCCTGTTTCCAGAGCATCGTAATAATCTTCTCTGTATAACATTATAACCATATCCGCATCTTGTTCTATAGAGCCAGAATCACGCAGATCGGAAAGCACTGGTCTTTTGTCTGGTCTTGATTCCACTCCTCTGTTCAGCTGAGATAAAGATATAACTGGGCATCCTATTTCTTTTGCTAGACCCTTTAAAAGGTTTGATATGTAGGTCATTGATGCTGTCCTGTTATCAGATGTACTGGGTGCCTTGCTGGAGGTCATAAGTAGCTGTAAGTAGTCCACAACTATTAGATCAATGTCTTTAACAGCCTGAATTGCCTTTGTTTTATTGACCAAGGTTTCAATTGTTATTGGGGACTTGTCATAAATATATAAATCACACTTAGATAGTCTTTCTTTTGATCTTTCAAAATTTTTCCAATCAGAGCTTGTAAGCTCTCCGCTCAACATCTTGTCTGTTGATATACCAGACTCTGAGCTTATGATCTTTTTTACCAACTGTTCGTTGGTCATTTCCAAACTAAAGATTAGAACATTCTTGCCGTTATATATATTGTTCGATGCAATATTTAGAGCCCATGTAGTCTTTCCCATTCCTGGTCTTCCAGCAACAATAATTAAATCACCAGGCTTGAAACCTCTGATCTTCGAGTCTATACCTTGGAAACCAGTTTTGACAATGTTCTGTGACTCAGTTCCAGCGTTCATTAGTTCCGCATGCACCGTCTCAAGAATATCTCTTGCTTCCTTGGGTGCACCAGAATTTTTGGTTATTTTATTTTCAATAAGTAGCTGATTAACCCTGTCTACTTTTTCATCTATGTTGGTTTTCTCTTCAACAATTACTGGTATTTCTCTTGCGAGCTTTAGCAGTTTGTTGTTTGCTGTTTTGGAATGCATAAGTTTAAGCCAACTGCCAAACCCAGCTGGGCTGACGCAGTGTGCTGTTGCCTCCTGCACCTCTTTAAATGCGTAGTCATCTTTCAGGTTGCTTCTTATTGTTACTATGTCGTTTGCGTTCTTGTCGATCATTATCTCATATGCCTGCCTATAAGATAAGAACTCAAAGTCCTCTGGTAGCAACCCCTTCTCCTGTGCCTCCTGAAACTTTCCATAGTCCAATATCATGGACCCAATTGTGTTTGCCTCTAATTCATAAATATTATCCATATCGCCTCTCTATAATTGATTCAAATTGATTTACACTTAACATCGTTACCAGTTGTGGCTTCTTACTCCAGTAAGATCTAATCCACTTTTTATGACCTTCTGAGTTTGCCACTTCAAAATATTTATACCAGAACTCCTCTAGCGTTAGATCAATAACAATACCAGTCTTTGGTGAAATGATTCCTTTTCTCCCCAGCTCACGCAGTTCCTTCCATCTAGGTTCTGCCTTAAAAGCATTTGCACTATGCACATAAAATACCTTGTCGCACTGCTCTTTAAAAATTTCATTAATTCTATTCAACTCAAGTATATATTTCTTTTTAGTATTACCTTTAGTATTGTAGTCACCTCCCGCCCGTGGGTAGTCACCTCCCGCCCATACATTTAATTTGTAAAGATTGCTTGTATTGTTTCTTTTTTCCCAGTCCACATAACCAATATCTTTAAGTGCTTTTAAGTTGCTTTTGATTGCGGTCAACGACAGATTTGTTAGCTCTGTAAGTTTTTTATGTGATGGGTATGACTGTCCAAACTCGTCTGAGTAATTGGCTAAAACTATTAATATAAGTTTCTGGGTGGGCTTTACCTCCACCTTCAAGACTTTAGTGATGTATTCTAATGACATATTTTCCCTCGTAAGATCACATTAAAACACAAGAATATAATTATTGTAAATACTTGATTTAATATATTATAAAGAATACAATCATTCCAAGGAGAAATAATTATGGCAAAAGAAAAAATATACGAGGCGTTGCAAAACGTACAAACTTACATGATGCACAACCCAATTGCAAAAGAGGGTGTCAATAACTATCAGAAATATAAATACAGAGGTATCGATCAGATCATTCAGTCTTTTTCAAAACCACTGTATGAAAATAAAATACTTACAATAGTTCAACCAGACTTAAATGTATCTACAAAATTTATTGATGGCAAAAATACTCTTACTAGAGTTGTTGGAACCTTAAGGTTTCTGTGTACTGAAGATGGCTCATATGTAGATAGATCATATGTTGGTCACAGCTTGTCACAGCAAGCCAAAGACCTTGAGGCGGCAAGATCATTCGCATATCGAAACGCCTTGCTAGAAACATTCTGCGTTCCTTTTGAAGGAGTTGTTGAGCCAGAGCTTGAGGGAGTGGATGAAAATTCAAAACCAGAAAATGATCAACAAGAAATATCAATGATAGATGAATTTAAAAAAGAACTTAAAAAAGTTAAAACAAAAGAAGAAGCACTAAAACTTTTTCAACAGTATGACAAAGTTGCAGATCTTAGTAACGACAAAGATGCAAGGGTCCAGCTAAATCTTTTATACAGCAAGGTGATTAAGTAATGACTAAAATAAAACAGGGCACGCCTGAGTGGCATGAGCAAAGGGCTAACAGAATTACTGGCACAAGAATATGCAAGACCGCAAAGGAATGTATTTGGACAAAGGGTGATCAGTGGGAGTCTCTGGGCAGAGATATGTATAGAGAAGCCAATAAGTTAACCCAAGATCCTTTTAATCAATTTGCTATGTTTGCTATGAAGCACGGAACAGATAGCGAGCCACTAGCCTTAGCAACACTAGCAGAAATGGGATACAAAATAACCCAACCCTCTTTTGTTATACATCCAAAGCATGACTGGATGGGTATTTCTCCAGACGGAATAATGGTCCAAGGAAGAAATGGAAAGGTTTCTGCTGTAGAGGTAAAGTGCCCGCAGGGAAAACCATGTACTAATGTTAAAGAACAGAAAAAAAATTATTGGCATCAAATGCAAATGGCTATGGAGTGCATGGACATAGATGAAATGCTTTTTTTTCAATGGTATAGCAATGATGAGCACTACCAAGAATGGATTGAAAGAGATATGTCTTGGGCAGAAACATACATACCAAAAGCAGAAGAGTTTATGGTCTGGTATAACGAAAAAAGAATAGACCCAAATTACATTGAAAGGTGGACTCAAGAAAAAGAGGAGCCTGGAATAAATTACAAAGCAGTTGATGATGAGGATGACACATCTGAATTGGCATCTGTTTTAAAAGAACTGAAGGAGCTCAAGGACAAAATCTCAATCCTAGATGAAAGGAAAAAGATATTGTCTGCTGTGTTGATAGCAAAACACGGTGGAGCATTTAGTACCTCACAAGTGAAATGTCATATGACACAAGCAAGAGGGAGAATAAACTATGCCAGACTGGTAAAGGATCAAGAGATACCCGTGGATGTAATGGAAAGTTACAGATCTGAGGGCGACTCTAGGGTTTATACCAAACTACTGGAGGAATAAAATGGCTAATGAAAAAAAATCAATTAGCTCAAGAATCGACAGCGATATATACGATAAGCTTGTAAAGGTTAGCAAGATAGAAGGTCATAGATTTAATGATCGGAAGGTTGCTTATATTGTAAATAAAGTTCTAGAGGACTGGTCTAAAAAGGAGAAATAAATGAAACAGTATGATAATAGCAATCGTGGATCTTTATGGAAAAACGAAAAGAAGGAAAAAGAAACTCAACCAGATTTTACTGGAAGTATAAATGTTGAGGGTAAAGAGTATTTTTTAAATGCTTGGAAAAGAAAAGACGGGGCTAATCCAAAAGCACCACTTTTAAGTTTTAGTGTAATGCCAAAAACTGAAGGGTATAATACAACACAAAATAAATCAGAAGAAGTTTTTCCATCTGGAATTACGGAAGAGGATTTGCCATTCTAAGGAGTAAAAATGGAAGAAGATAAATATATAAAACTAACTGTAGATGGAGAAGTAAGACAGTACGAAGTACAAACTCTATCTCAAGAAGCAAAAAATCGTTTAGGCGTTTTAGGCTTTCACTCACAATCTATTATGCCACTGCTTACAGAAATCATTAGGTTGGTTCAGCTAGGCAATCAGGTTGACCAAGGGCAGTTGACAGGGCTTCTACCAGAAAAGTATGAAGTTATTCCTCAAGAGGATGTTGAAGAAGCTGAGGTTGTAGATTCTGAGGCTGAAGAAACCAAAGACTAATGACTGACGATATAGACAAGGGTCTTTCAAACTTTGAGAGACTCTCGGCTATTCTAGGCAAGAGATCGTTATCTGGATCTCCGTGTACTGGAAGTGTTTGTACTACAACCCTTGGAGATCAAAGGTGTAAGACATGCGGAAGGTATGAAGATGAAATACTTGAGTGGAATCAGTTGTCAGAGGTTGTTAGAAAGGGAATAAACATGAAGAACATTTCTCAGGGCTATGAAATAAGACAGACCTTTACAAGTAAACCAAAAGACGAAGAAGAATGACATCATCAGATGCTTTTAAAAAAGATCTGGCGGTTGGACATAAGATAGAAAACAAAATATTAAACTCTTTAAGAAACAAGTACCCATCGGCTGTTCTTGTTCCTGGAAAGTTTAAACCCTACGACATATTTGTACCAGAAAAAAACCTTAAGATAGAAGTCAAGGTTGATTATAAGAGCCAAGAAACTGGCAACATTCTTATTGAACTATTCATGTTTAATAAACCATCAGCACTTCTTACTACCGAGGCAGACTTCTGGATCATAGAGACTGGCAAACAAATGTTTTGGATAACACCATTAAAAATTATTGAATGCATTATGATTAACAACATAAAGTCTCAATCAATCCTTGGTAAGGGAGATGATCAAGAAAAGATAGCATGTCTGGTCCCCGTAGACATCTTCAAGAAATATACAATTTGACAATTATGAATCAATAAATTACAATGTTTACATTATTAATTAAATAGGGAAATAATATGGACATATATCCAAACGCATTACTGGTCTTTAATGAAGACACTAAACATGGAACTGTTGAATGGAGGTGGAAAACAGAAGGGGACCCATCACCAGCATACAAGTCCTTAAACTATAATTGGTGGACACCAAAGAAGTCAGACTTTCAAATACTAACAAAACTTAATGCACCACAAAGGCAAGAAGCCAAAGATGAGATCTGGGGAAACATGCAAGATGAAATTCAATATTTCAAAAGGCTTTACAAGTTGCACAGAGATAATAAAAAGGCGGCAAAGAATGAAGCATGACACTTTAATTATAATTTCTGTAATGGGTATGCTTTTATGTGCGGCATTACTGGTTCTGTTAAATGGATAACATAACAAGAAGGTGCGTTGCTTTAAACGAAGCAAAGAAAAGAGCTAGGGATCCAGAGTTTAAAAAACTTTGGGCTTTGAAACTAAGAGAATTATTAAATGGACCAAAAAGGATTC